GACCCTTGAACATCTACGAAGTGTCGCTGTTAGCACTAACGCAGAGTGGGCCGACCGTCTTGGTATCCCTCAGTCAGCAGCCATCACCTGTGTTAAACCGTCTGGGACGGTATCTCAGTTGGTTGATTCTGCCAGTGGTATCCATGCTCGCCATTCTCAATATTACATCCGCACTGTAAGGGGTGATAACAAAGATCCTCTGACGCACTTCCTTACAGACCAGGGTGTCCCTGCTGAGCCGTGTGTCAGTCAGCCTGAAACTACAACAGTGTTTAGCTTTCCGGTTAAGTCCCCCGACAACTGCGTAACTCGCAATGACATGACGGCTGTAGAGCAGCTAGAGACTTGGCTGATGTATCAGCGTTACTGGTGTGAACACAAACCGTCTGTGACAATCTCTGTCAAAGACGACGAATGGATGGAAGTAGGGGCCTTTGTCTACAAACACTTCGATGAAATGTCTGGGGTTAGTTTCCTCCCACACTCGGACCACGTTTACCAGCAGGCCCCCTATCAGGACTGTGACAAAGCAACCTACCAAGAACTCAGCAAGTCTATGCCCAAGTCTATTGATTGGGGATTGTTGGCCGGATACGAGGTAGAAGATAACACCTCCGGTATGCAGACAATGGCTTGTTCAGCAGATAGCTGTGAGATTGTAGACATTACATGATTAACGATCCCTACGTTCTTCCCGAAGGAAATGTCCTCGTTAGTTTTAGCGGGGGCAGAACCTCTGGGTACATGCTACACAAGATCGTAGAAAGGAACGGCACTCCTGACCGTATGAAGGTTGTTTTCACCAACACCGGGAGGGAGATGTCGGAAACCTACGACTTTGTGCAACGATGCAGTGAGGAGTTTGAAGTCCCTATCTCTTGGTTAGAATATACCCGACAGGAGAAAAAAGGAAAGTTGAGACCAAGCGTCAAGGTAGTGAGCCACAACTCTGCCGCAAGGAATGGAGAACCTTTCGACGCTTTAATTCAACATTCCGGGGGAGACTGGCTTCCAGACATCATGCGGCGCAAGTGTACTCAGGAATTGAAGGTCAAGACAATCAAAAGGTTTCTTGTATCCCAAGGCTGGAAGAAGTGGACAAATACCCTCGGGATACGGTGGGACGAACAGCGGCGGATTAAAGAGTCAAAAGATGTACGGTTCTCTAACTGGTATCCTCTCGCAGATGCACAGGCGATTAAGAAGGATGTCGGTGCCTTTTGGAAGTCAGCCCCTTTTGACTTAGCTTTGCCTCTCGTAGATGACAAGACACCTTTGTCTAATTGTGACGGATGCTTCTTGAAGAGCGAGGCTCACCTTGCTTTTATGTGGGAGCAGTATCCTGAGAGGATGCAATGGTGGTCTGATAAAGAAGTTCAGACAGGTAAGGTCTTTCGCTTCAAGCAAGGCAGCTATGAAGGTATTCGACAGGCTAAGGAACAACAAATGATCTTGGGCCTAGACGAAGAGAGTTTCTTTTGTCAAGCTGACGGGGGAGAATGTACAGGTGATTAACGTAGTCCTCAAACATCACTGTGGTAGCGACCTCACTGTTGTCAACTCAGCGAGGGTTTCTTTCGCCAAGGAATCCTCGTCTCTTTCTGACAAGGATGAGAAGCTGATCCACTACCTAGCAGAGCATAAGCACACTTCACCCTTCGGTCATGCCTTCGTGACCTTCAAGGTAGATGCACCTGTCTTTGTAGCTAGACAGTTGGTGAAGCATAAGTTCTTACGTTGGAATGAGGTAAGTCGAAGGTACGTTGATGATGAGCCAGAGGTATACTCTCCTGACTTCTGGAGAGGGCGACCAGAGAACAAAAAGCAAGGCTCTTCAGGTGTCTTAGAGAAGCAAGATCTCCTAGAATCAGGCTACAAAGATATTACCAGTATGGCGGTCAATGCCTATGACTACATGATCCGAATGGGTGTAGCACCAGAGCAAGCTCGTATGGTTCTTCCTCAAGGTGTTATGACCTCTTGGTGGTGGTCTGGTAGCTTGGATGCCTTTGCCGATATGTGTAAGCTCCGTTTGGGGCCTGACTCTCAAGTAGAAGCAAGGGAGGTGGCTATACAGATTGCAGAGTATATGACAGATCTATTTCCTGTATCTTGGAAAGCACTAATGGAGAATGCTTGATGGCTTGGACAATCATCACTCAGCCTAACTGTTCTGCCTGCAAGAAGGCCAAGGAAACCCTAGAGGTCTTTGACCGTCCGTATCAACAATATGATATCACCGACTACAAATACAAGTTTCTCAGAAACATGATGAAGTGGTCTGGGTTAGATACGGTCCCTCAAATCTGGAATCACGAAGGTGATTACGTTGGGGGCTATCAGGAGCTACTAGCTTATGAACAAGACTAACTACGCCAAATTCGATCAAGCTAGGTATGACAAGTTTGATGGCAAGGCTAAAAACGCTTTGGTAAGTTATCTGGAGCAGGAAGGTCATGCAATCAAACGGGTCAAGGAGAACTACCTTGCTGATGTAGTTTCCACCAAAGACAAGGAGACCTTCTACAGTGAGGCGGAAGTTAAAGCGGCTTGGGAAGGTGAGTGGCCGAAGGACTGGAAAGAGCTTCGTATCCCCGGCAGGAAAGCACGGCTCTTACAAAAGCATGCGACGATCACGTTCTTTGTATTTCGCAATGACCTCCAAGAATGTTGGGTTGTCAAAGGGTCACAACTAACCCTAGAGAGCCTTAAGGAAGCCTATGGTCCTAAGATCAGCAAAGGCGAAATGTTCTTCCATATTCCTGTCAATGAGGCGAAACTAATCCGGTATGACAAAGACCGTTGGGCGGAAGTCAAAGAAACCAAACCAACCACAGCCACCAAAAAGACCACCTCTGGAGCCAAAGACGGAAAGGCAAAAGCTGTATCTAAACGCTCTAAGGACAAGTCCACAGACGATAGTTTTGGGACCAGCCGGGACGGGTAAGACCTACATAGCGGCTAGTTGTGCTTCTCTGATGTACCTAGAGAAGACAATAGGCAAGATTGTCATCACTAGACCGCATGTCTCTGTAGGTAAGGATATAGGGTTCTTGCCCGGTAACGTCTTGGATAAGGCTACACCTTGGGCCATGCCGACCTTAGACGTATTGGAGCAATGGATGGGTAAAGGGGTTCTTGAGACTTCCCTAAAGAATGGGAATATCGAGATAGCCCCTTTAGCTTTAATGAGGGGTAGGAGCTTTGAGAACAGCTTCATTATTGTAGACGAGGCACAGAACATCACAACACACGAAATTAAGATGTTATTGACCCGTGTAGCAGAGGGTTCTAAAATTGTTCTCAATGGAGATGTTCAACAGTCAGATCTTAAAGAGGCTAACGGCCTAGCAAAGATTGTTGAATTAAGTAAGAAGTACGAAGTGAACGTACCCGTTATTGAGTTCACAATAGATGATGTAGTTAGGAGTGATGTATGCCGTCAGTGGATTTCGATCTTCATGCAGGAGAAAATCTAGAGTTCCTGTCAGACCAGTATGATGTAGTAAATAAGCCACCGCACTACAACCAAGGTGGTGTTGAGTGTATCAACTACATTGAACAGGTCTTGGGTGCTGGCTTCCCCTCCTATTGTAAAGGAAACGTGATTAAGTACCTGCACCGAAGCTCCTACAAGGGCAATGAAGTGCAAGATCTCAAGAAGGCTCGCTGGTATCTTGATCGCATGATAAAATGGTTGGAAGAAGACTCATGAGGATTATCGCCACACTTATTGGACTACTGTTCAGCACAGTCGCTGTAGCAGACCCTACAGCAAAAGCTACATCCGACATACGGGATATGGCATCACTGATAGCAGCAGACTACAATAAGTGTGGTGTTGTCCAGATGGAGAAAGCCATCGACTACCTTGGAGCTATGTCAGCTATTATTGAAGCTGAAAACCCTGACGTAGACACCAACGACCTTATGGTAGGCCAGTTACTAGCCTTTGAAGAGGCATTCATCATTGCCGATAACTACTCAAAGGTCATGGGCTGTGGGAAAATGAACGAGCTTATCGAAGCATTCCGCTACGGTATGAAGTTCAACAAGGACGTTTACTACTTCTATACAGAATTGGGGGTGCTATGAAGGCATACAATCTGAAGAAGTTCAGGAAACTCGTAGAAGAATCTGATATGGTCTATGGCACAGTCAGCCTCAATGCTGCTGTGAGAGTGCCAGTCAGGATCAGGAAGAAGACGCTGCTCAAGTATCTGGACGAAATCACTCCCGGTACTTGGGCTAATGAGCTTATAATCTATGCAGAGACAGGGACCAGTCCCAAGGGAAATAATACCCTAAAGCTGGTCTAGGGGATTAAGATGGACAAAGAGTGTAGTTGTTGCGGAGCAGAGGGGACTACTCATGCCCACCATATTTTACCGAAGGCTTTAGGTGGTGATGACAGACCCTCTAATCTTGTCGAAGTCTGCCCAAATTGTCATTGGAAGATACATGGTAGGAAGACTAGGGGGACTGACTGGCGGAACTTACAAGCAGAAGGCATAGCTAAAGCTAAGGCTGAGCGCAAGTACAAGGGACGCCAGCCACTCAAAGCTGAGAAGGTCGAAAAGCTAAAGGCACTGGTTCAAGCTGGTTCCAGCATCTCCGAAGCAGCCAGAGAAGTGAAGATTAGTCGGGTCACAGCGCACAAATACCTGAAAGAGCTTTAGCCTTGTTCGCCGTTGATTTGTAGAAGACAGTATGCAGGACCGGGGGGCAGTACCCCGCACCTCCACCATTTCCACGGGGGTGAACTAGGATCGACTGGTGCTTGATGCTACAATGAGGCAACCGAGTGGTTCCGTAAGAACCAACCTCCATAAGTGCTAACAACTATGTTGCACCTTCCCTCGCTGTAGCAGCGTAAGGGACGGGCCTATTTCGGGGGGCCTTGGAACAGAAGGGAGCTTCGGCTCCCACCCGATACATTCTCTCTCCAAATAATAATAATGAGGACAACATGAAACGCTATATTGTTTCGTTCATTTCAACCCTATTCGTCTCTGGTGCAGCAGTGGCTCAAGAAGCTCCTGTGACTGTCACCAACACTTATGTAGAGATTGGCACTACGTTTGAAGATGAGACCTTGATTGCTCTTGGTACTGGTATCGGCGCTGGCCCAGTGTCTGCTTATGCAGAATTGTCTGGTACGACCAACAGCGAGTTTCAGGCTCGTGCCTACACCGACGCTGAGTTCGGTAAGTTTAAGATCACTCCGGGCCTTAACTACACTTGGGGCGAGTCTGGTGGCGACCTGATTGGCTTTGGTGAAGGCAACGAATGGGGTGATGTAACAGCAGACATGGAAGTGTCTATCCACCCTAATTTGATTGGCGGTGAGTATGCCTTTGCTAACACCTCTGTAGGCTTTGATGGCTGGTCTCTTGACTGGGACGGTGGTGAAGTAGGTGCTGGCTACAAGCTAGACATCGCTGATAACGTCTACCTTGATGCTCGCATGTCTTGGGCCTATGACGACCAGTTTGAATCTGGCGATCGTCGTATTGTAGCTGGTATCGGCCTTAAGTTCTAAGCTACCCTAAATTTAGGCATAAAAGAACCCCCGTAGGAACTAACCTGCGGGGGTTTTAGTTTGTCTTGACTAATCTATTTCTTGATTAGGAGTGTTCTGATTAGCCAACCTATAGGACCGAAGATGTTTCTCATAATCTCACCGGGAGATGGTAACACCCAGCCCAATATCAGCAACAGGATCATCATCCAGTTTGTGTTAGAAATGTTTATAATCCCGGCTATGGGAGCAGCAGCACCGCTTACTTCTGACAGGATCTCGGTAGCCTGTTCAATCTGAGCGTTACCAGTGGTCTCAGCTAAGAGTGTTGCACCTTGAGTGACTAGACCTAAGCCAGCACATCCACTCAGAGTGAACAGGACTACAGACAGGGCTGCGAGGATGCTAGTTGTTTTCATAGGACCGTCTCCGAAGCAATTCCTCTAAGTGGAGGATTGTAGTTTTAGCCTCTGCCAGTGCTTCTCGGAGTTCTGCAATCTCCCGAAGGAGCGACTCTTTCTGGTAGTTTAGCTTGCCTACTTGTTCGGATAGGGTGTCAATTTGATCTTGAAGAGTTCTACGAAACTCGGAACGTCTTTCATACTCTTGGTCAGAGCGAGACTGAAGGTATTTCCATAGCCCCATAGAAGATAAAAATGCTACAACAATGGGTACAAACACCATTGTTATTAATTCAATGACCATCCGGCCTCTCCCTTAATTCAAAATGCGGATAATCCTTGAAGGTTCTCCAGTCTCCTCCCCAGACTATCGGTATATTGAGAGTGTCGGATGCTTCTTTCATAGCCTCTGCAATAGGCAGGAAGGCTTCTTTATCCCATCTCACCGGGATAGGCACTACATCTACAGCATGACCTGTTAGGTGCTTAGAGCGCATAGTCTGGCTCTTGCCTGTGTTGTAGTAGTGCCTTTGCTCCTCTATCGTTCTACGACCGTCTGTGATCTCAAAGGGGACAGTGGAAATAAGTCTAGCTAAGAAAACTACCTCATAGAGGTCAGGGTGGATCTCCGCTAGATGTTCTTTGCTACGTTGACTAAACTCTCTGCTGTCGGCTATTGCAAAGACCGTGAAAAGAGATACCCAAAAGATACCACTGAAGACTAAGACGGTGGCACGGGCCATTCTACGTTCCTTGGGTCTGTAGTATTAGCAGGTAGGTCACGAAGCTGTTGACGGTAGGTAGCCCAAGCTGCTGCGTCTACAGGAGCGTCTGGTACTTGAGTCCAGTCAGACTTTTGCAGGAGGCGTGTTCGTTTACTCTTTAGGTCAAACCAAGCCTCATTTAACTCCCGCTCTTGCAGTTCTTCTTCAGACTTACGTTGTGCAACCCCGTCTACAACGACATACTCTTTGCTTGAGTAAAACCCCTCGATAAGGCTAATACCTTCGGGAACATGTGCAGGGTTCCCACTAAAGCGCCCTTCTATAATGCCAGTTTCGGAGTCGTATTTAGTAAACTCGG